TATTAATCCAAAACACCCACAAGGTGCTAGTGCTAAGGCTGCTACTGATAAAGCATATAGCGAAAACTTTGCTGACGGTAAGAAAAAAGGCAAAAGCAGACCAGGTAGAGTAAAGAAGTCAGGTGCTAGTTGTAACGGTAGTGTCACAGATTTACGCAAACGTGCTAAGAACGCAAGTGGTGAGAAGGCTAAGATGTATCACTGGTGCGCTAACATGAAAAGCGGTAAGAAAAAGAAATGACACAAGAAGAACTAGCACACTACATAACAAAGTATAAAGAACACGAAGCACGTAGAGCTAGTACTAATGAAAGAAATGAATACTGGAATGAATATAGAAGATCTAAAGAGACTAGCGGGAGTTAACGAGTTCAAAGGGTATACAGAATATACTCTTGAAAACATTAGTGACGCAGCGAACGCAAATGCAAAGAAAATGCGAGATCAAGATATTAAACCAGGAACAGACGAATGGTTTAAACTATGGTTTAGCCAGCCTAAGATGCAAGGCAAAGGATTTCGAGGCCGAAAATGAAGATAGATGATTTATTTGAAGACGGACGCATCGTAAAAGGTGTTAACACTACACCCGATGTTGGAGTTAATCAGACTAGTATTGAAGCAGCAAAATTAGGCTTTAAGGTAGACAAAGATGGTAAGCCGCCTACATTAAGTAGTAAAGTAAAAGGCAAGTCAACTAATGTGCTTTTTAACTTAGGAATGACCGAAGATACTACTCCGCGATATACTGCGGCTGAATGGGCTATTATCGAAGGTGGACACACGCTAGAGGAACCTGAAGAAAAAGTAAAGTTATTTGATTGGACTAAATACTAACATGAGACTAAGAGAGACCTTTAAAGCACCTGCATTTCATTTGTTTGTAGCTGACTTGCGTATTAGACAAAAGTACTATTCGCAAGCTATTAAAGTGCAAGCACAAGCACGTAATGCCATCGAAGCTAAAAAGCAACTAATGGCACAATATGGTCCTGAGACTAAAATTATTTCAATTAGGCGTAGTAAATGAAAATAACCGATATTACAGAAGGCAAAAGTCCACATAAAAAAGGCACTGCCAAATACAAAAAACATATGGCAGCAAAACATGCAAATATGGGCGAAGCACAACTAGATGAAGTAGCACCAGTAGTAGCAGCAGCAATATGGTTGATTAAATTTGCAGTAGCACGTGGAGCATGGCCTATTATTAAATGGCTACTAAAAAGACACGGTGGCAAAATTGGTGCAGGAGCAGCCGCAGCATATTATATCGACCAAGGTTGGGATTGGGTAATATCGCAAATTGGTGAAGAATATGCACAGATGCTTATTGATAACAAATTTGAGATTGGTATGGCAGTAGCACTTATACTAGGTGCAGTTGCTCTTAAAAAGTTTATCGAGAGAAAAGGCGAAGCATTAGTAGCCAAATATCAAGAAGAATCAATGTACGAAACAACAACTGCTGGCGCAATTGCTGCAACCGGAAACGGATTTGCAGCTGGTGGACCAGGAAGTATGCTACGTAGAGGCGCAGCACCAAAACGTAGAACAAAAAAGAAAAACAGATAAATAGTAGTAACCGGAGAATACTATGACAAATAAAAAACTTGCAGAACGTGATGTAGATGATAACTTCAACATCAATCCAAAGCACAAAGCTATTGCCGCACTAGGCAGAAAAATGATTGACATGAGTTCGAGAATGACTGGAACTGATGATAACACACTGATGATGGCAAATGCATTATCGAGACTAGGCGAATCACTTGAATCGTTTGGAGCAAGTTTTGGTCCAAAGAGTATGTCCGATGTTGTTAAAATGACAGGTATGAGTCAAGACGTTATTCAAATGTTAATTGGTAAAGCAAAAGCAGACAAAGATGCTTCAACTAATCGTGCAGCTGAACCAGCAGAAGGTAACAAGTTTTCCGGAGAACTTAAAAAAGCCAAAGACGCAGGCAAAGACGAATTTGAAGTAGACGGTAAAAAGCATAAAGTAGAAGCAGAACTTAGACCTGGACACGCTAAAGAGTTAAGAAACAAAGAAATTAACAAAGGCAAAGGTGCACCTAAATCAGGTAAGACAACCGGGCCTGACGATTATGATTTCTTAAAGTATAAAAACAAAAAGAAAAAAGTAACAACCGAAGGTCTTGCTGATATGGCAGACATGGCAGAACGTGATCACGAAGTACAAATGGCACGTGCCGAACTATATAAAATTGCAAAGTATTCAATCAAACTACACGAAATTCTAAAAGGTGTTAGTGAAGCTGAAGGTATTGAAGGTTGGATGCAAAGTAAAATTACTAAAGCAGCAGACTATATCGGCAGTGTATATCACACACTAGACTATGATAAATCACCAATAGCAGCAACCGAAAGTCACAAGTTTACAATGGACGAAGCAGATGTTGTAAAGTACAAAAACAATTTAGATTCAAAACTTTCAGAAGCTAAAGGTACATGTAAAGAATGTGGCAATCCAAGTTACACAACACTACCAGAAGAAAAGCAAAAAGGCGTTGACGGCAAAGTATGTTGGAAAGGCTACAAGCGTATGGGCACCAAGAAAAAAGGTGGCAAAACTGTAGACAACTGCGTTAAAATGTAGTATGGAAGACAGTGCTGAGGACTTTGTTTGGCACAATATTGATCCAGAGCACATTTGGGTAATGGACAAACTTATACTCGCTCGTAAATTAAAATATAATAGTGGCCCGGTCGGACTAGATGTTCCGCATCCGGGCTTTTATATTGTACGTCCGTGTGTCAACATGCTAGGCTTAGGTTTAGGCGCACAAAAGGCTTGGATCGAAAAAGAAACAATGCATCTTCCAGTAGGACACTTTTGGTGCGAGTTCTTTGAAGGCGATCATTATAGTGTAGATTATTTTGAAGGAAAGCAATTGTTGTGTGTACAAGGACACAAGCCTGAAGATACATTTACTAGGTGGACTGATTGGCGTAGAGATGATAAGAAATTTACGTTTCCTGCAATACTAAACGAATTAATAGAACAGCATCCTTGGATGAACTGTGAGTTCATAGGTGGCAAACTAATCGAAGTACATCTAAGACGCAACGAAGACTTTGATGGCAACATCAATCATTTCATCCCAGTTTGGGAGGGGCAGGATACTACTCCGCCCAAGGGATATACCTATCGTGCTTATCCAGATGTTCATGGCAGAATAGGCGCATTTATAAAATAAACGCTTGACAAAGCCTAAATAATCAAGTATAGTTAACTTAACTTAACAAGGAGTATTGAATGAGCGATAGAGTATACGGTCAAGAAGAAAAAGCCAAACTAGAACGACTAGTTAAAGAAGGCGTTACAGTATTACAAGAAATTGAAGATTTACAAGGCGGACTAAAAGAAACTGTAAAAGCAGTAGCCGAAGAACTAAACGTTAAACCATCGCTAATCAACAAAGCTATTAAGGTTGCACAAAAACGTGACTGGAGCCGTGTACAAGACGAGTTTGAAGATCTTGAAACTATTGTTGCTACTACTGGTTACGATAGCGATGCATAACAAATGCTTCCGCTTGGTGTAGTACAATTTTATATTAGTCATACCTGCAATTTAGCATGTCCTGGGTGTTTAAGTTTTAATAACTATAACATTTCAGGGCATGATCATTTTAGTGACTATAAAAATGATGCTATACAATGGAGCAAGTTATTTGACCCAATTGATATGAGTATTATCGGAGGTGAGCCAATGAGCAACCCTGATCTGCATAATTGGGTAATAGGCATACGTGAAATATTTCCATACTGTAAAGATATGAAAATATGTACAAACGGATTACTTATAAACAAATGGGCACATAAATTACCCGAATGGTGGGCTGCAAATGTTGTATTAGAAGTAAATGCACACACGCCTGAACACTTTGCTAAAGCCCAACATGACATTGAAGCAGCTATTGGTAACAAAAACATAACAAAAGTTACTGGTGCAGAACTAAAAAATGTTCCAAAATATTATAAAACTGATTACACTGTATTCTACGTACAAGACAGTCGTGTAGTTGCTATGATAGCTAAAGAGTTTGATTTTTATCAATGGGGGTCTAAAGACCATACTAACGATCAAATTAATTTTTATAAAAACAACTCTGAAGATGCACATAATGCGTGTGATATCAACGACTGTCATTATATTTACAAAGGCAAACTGTACAAGTGCGGAACACTAGTTGGAGCGCAGGCGCTTATTAAAAAATATAAAATAGAACCTAGTGCCGAAAAACTAATACAAAATTATAAACCGTTAGAACACACAGATAAAAACATATCACACAAGATATCAAGACTAACATCAGACGCAATTAAACAATGCTCGTTGTGTCCTATAAATCCTGAGTATGCTACAATAACCAATAATGATGTAAAGAAGGTTAGAGCACCAACTAAATACTCTGATAGCTAATAGAAGGAATTTTAAATGAAACAAGGCAAAATTAACGTATGCTGGCAAGGTCAAGAATTTTATAGTTTGCCATATGAAAGCGCAGGCGGTTACGGCGGCGATGAATACATCAAATACGGACACGACCCGTATAAAGTAATTATTAATAATGATGTATATGTCGGTCCTAAAGACATTATGCCTGAGTTTTGGAAAGGGGTTGTTGAGCAACTTCCAGACCACGATCATTTCGAAGTAGCAATTTATCGAACACCACCTGCAAACATTCTTCCTTTGCACAAAGATATGTATGCAAACTTTATGAAGATGCATAATATTACAGACGTTGACACTATTACACGTTATATTGTATTCTTAGAAGATTGCAAACTAGGACATTATTTCCACGTAGAAGATACATGTTTGTGCGACTGGAAAAACGGCGACTGGATTAGCTGGACAGGTAGTGCGCCACATGCTGCATATAACATGGGCATCGAACACCGTTTTACAATGCAAGTTACTGCCTTTGATAGATGAAAGTAGTATATGGTGCTGACAAAGAAGGAGTCATTGAGTCTGACTTAAAACAGCTCCTTACTCCTACGGAACAGCACTTTTTATACTATTCAGAAGAAGGTCGTAATATTAAAGATTTACAAGGTGCAGTAACAAATAAAAATTGTAAATATTTTTGGCATTGTAATCATTCAGACCCATACATCGGCACAAAAGATTATCACATAACTTGGCCTGAATTTGATATGTTACTTAGTATCCAGCCATTAGTACAACAAAGACAATCACCTACACACTTGTATTTTAGTCAACAAAAGTCATTAGGATATCATCGAGATTTGTTAATGAGTCTGTTGTATAGACAAAGACTATTGTCAAAAGGACTTGTAAGTTATGCGGAAGACTCAGGACCTGATGAAGACCATTTAACAATTAAATACACAAAAGATTCACAAAAATTTAAATTTAATAAAGACTGGCGCAATTACATACACAAATGGGTTCCTAGTGATAGATATGATAACAGTTTAGTATGGAATATAGAGGATAATCCACCACCGCCTATTAGCACATGGTACAAGTCTTGTTTTAATATTATTACAGAAAGTTATTATGATATTGAGGCAAAAGATACCAGTTTACTTACAGAAAAAACATACAGTTGTTTACTACATGCCCAGCCTTTTATTATTGTAGGATGCCAAAACATACATAAAAAAATAGAAGACGAAGGATATAAATTATATACAGATGTATTTGATTATTCTTTTGATAAATTACCAACTATAGAAGCACGAACTGAAGCAATAGTAAAACAAATAAAAAACCTAAAAATAAACATGTTTAAATCAACTATAGAAACTGCTAAGTATAATCAAACTGTATTCTTAGACAAGGTAAAAAGATTACAATTACCTAGTATTTTAACTAGTGAAGATTACGTGTTCTATCCAGAAGCACAACAACATAAAGAAAAAATATTAAAAATAAAAAAATATGCGGACAATATGTAATGGCAGTTGTTGTAGGATTTACCAACGATCAACAACCAGAAACAAACTTGGCGGAAATATGCGATATATTTGACGAACTACATTTGTTTTACTATATGGAAGAAGGCTACGACTCAGACTGGATAATTGACTACGTTCGAGACAAGAGATTTACACGTTTTGTTAAGCAAGGAAAACTAAAGTGGCACTGTACTCATATGGATCCGTACACTACTAAAGAACCAATGCACTACGAGTTCCCAGGATACATGCGACTTACTGGTATACAGCCTACAAACTATAATAAAAGTATTGATAGATTATTTTGTTGTCAACAACAATCGCTTGGATATCATAGAGACTATTTACTGGATAAACTATACGATAATCAACTACTTGAAACTGGCTATGTAAGTTACAGTCAAGTAGCAGTAGGCGATGACAACGATAGCTTACACAAAAGATACTTAGCAAGTGTAAAAAATAAGCCTCTGCATAGAAACTGGGAAGGTCAAGTTGTAAAATGGTTTGATTATGCTAAACACGACCCAGTATTAGTTTACGACTATTTTGATAACCCGCCGCCACCACTTGATGTATGGAACAAAAGTGCTTTTAATTTAGTTACCGAAAGTTACTACAATATACCTGTTGTAGATACTACATTGTTGAGTGAAAAAACTTACAGTTGTTTGTTTCAAGCACAGCCTTTTTTACTTGTAACATGCAAAAACATGCACAAACACTTAGAAGACGAAGGCTATAAATTACACCACGATGTATTTGATTATAGTTTTGACGCACACGATACTATTGAGCAGCGTATAGATTCAATTGTAAATCAAGTAAAAGATCTAAATAACAGTACAGCATTACACAACACATTAGAAAAAACAGCAAAGCATAATCAAAAGGTGCATATAAATAAAATGAAAAATATGGAATTGCCTAGTATATTGTATAACGAAAGTTACCAATTTTTAACTAGAGCAAAAAAACTCAGACATGACATACTTTATGCTAAATCGTTTGTTGACAACATTGCCTAAATATGTTACTATAAAGAATAATAAGGAGATCGTATGGCATACGTAGATGCATTTTTTGACAGAGATAGTGATATTATACGTTGCGTTGAACGCAAAGACGGTAAAAGACACTTTCACGAATATCAAGCAAAATACACTTGGTACTATGAAGACCCACGAGGCAAATACAAAAGCATTTACGGCGATCCGCTGACTAGAGTAGTATGCAAAAGTACAAAGGACTTTCGGAAAGAACTTGCTATTAATAAAGGCAAGACAATGTTTGAAAGCGATGTTAATCCAATCTTTCAATGCCTGAGTGAAAACTATCTTAATCAAGATGCACCTAAACTGAACGTAGTGTTTTGGGATATTGAGACTGACTTTGATCCAGAGCGTGGCTTTGCTCCAGTTGAAGATCCGTTTATGCCTATTACTGCTATCACAGTATATCTACAATGGTTAGACATGCTAGTAACAGTTGCTATGCCGCCCAAAGGATTACCAATGGAAGAAGCTGACGCAATGTGTAAGAAGCGTTGGGGAGAAAGTTGTTTGCTGTTTCCAAACAGTGAAGTAGGCGAGCAGCAGATGTTGTCAACGTTCTTGGATCTTATTGAAGATGCAGACATTCACAGTGGGTGGAACAGCGAAGGTTATGATGTTCCTTATACTGTAAACAGAATTAAACGTATTCTAAGTAGTGATGATACACGTAGATTCTGCTTATGGGGACAAAAGCCCAAGCGTAGAGAGTATGAGAAGTTTGGTAAACTAAGTGAAACGTATGATACTATCGGAAGAGTCCATATGGACTATCTTAACTTGTATCGCAAGTACACATATGAAGAACGTCACACATATAGACTAGATGCTATTGGCGAAATGGAAGTAGGCGAGAACAAGACTGTGTACGAAGGCACACTTGATCAGTTATACAACAACGACTTCGAACGTTTTATTGAATACAATAGACAGGACGTTGCACTACTAGACAAACTAGACAAGAAACTGCGTTTTATTGATCTTGCTAATGAAATTGCGCATGATAATACTGTGCTACTACAAACAACAGCAGGAGCAGTTGCAGTTACAGAGCAAGCAATTGTTAACGAAGCACACAGACGTGGGCTACAAGTACCAAACAGAAAGAATCACGAAGGCAATACAGCGGCAGCAGGTGCATATGTTGCGTTTCCAAAAAAAGGCGTACACGAATGGATCGGTTCGATGGATTTAAACAGTCTGTATCCAAGTATTATTCGTGCAATGAATATGGCACCAGAAACTATTGTAGGACAGATACGTTTAGATCTTACAGATGAGTTTTTGCACAACGCAACTACACTTGAGAAGAAAAGTTTTGCAGGTGCTTGGGAAGGCAAGTTTGCTACACTAGAATATGATGCTGTAATGGAACAACGCAAAGATGTTCCGCTTACACTTGAACTAGAAGATGGAACAGAACATGTATTAAGTGGTGCCGAAATATGGAAACTTATTTTTGATAGCAATCAGCCTTGGATGCTTAGTTCAAATGGTACTGTTTTTACAACAGAAATTGAAGGTGTTATTCCCGGATTGCTAAAACGTTGGTATAGTGAACGTAAAGAACTGCAAGCAATGCTTAAAAAAGCAAAAGATGCAAAAAATGATGCAGAGATTGAATACTGGGACAAGCGACAGTTAGTTAAGAAGATTAACTTGAACAGTTTGTATGGTGCTATTCTTAATCCTGGTTGTAGATTCTTTGATAAACGTATTGGACAATCAACTACACTAAGCGGCAGAACTATTGTTAAGCATATGAGTGCCGAAGTTAACAAGGTTATCACAGGAGAGTATGATCATGTTGGTAAAGCAATGATATATGGCGATACTGACTCCTGTTATTTTAGTGCATATCCAATATTAAAAGACGACATCAACAAAGGCAACATTCCGTGGGATAAAGACAATGTAATCACACTATATGATCAAGTATGCGAACAAGCAAATACTACGTTTCCGCAGTTTATGTTAGATGCATTTCATTGTCCACGATCACGTAGCGATGTGATTGCAGCAGCTAGAGAGATTGTTGCAGAAACAGGACTGTTTATTACTAAGAAACGGTATGCGGCACTAGTGTATGATATCGAAGGCTTTAGAAGTGACAGTGACGGCAAAAGAGGCAAAGTAAAAGCAATGGGCTTGGACTTGAAGCGCAGTGATACACCAGTTTTCATGCAAGACTTCTTAAAAGAGTTGCTCGACATGGTACTGGATAAAAAGCCCGAAAAAGAACTACTTGATGCTATTAGTGAATTCCGTAAGGAGTTTAAAGAAATGCCAGGGTGGGAGAAAGGTGCTCCAAAACGTGCAAACAAAGTTGGGCACTACAGGCGTTTAGAAGAAAAACAAGGCAAAGCAAACATGCCCGGACACGTAAGAGCAAGTCTTAATTGGAACACACTTAAACGTATGAACGGTGACAAGTACTCGCAAGAAATTGTAGATGGTATGAAAGTTATTGTTTGTAAACTAAAGCAGAATCCGCTAGGGTATACAAGTGTTGCGTATCCAACAGATGAGTTGCGTATTCCGGAATGGTTTAAGGAACTGCCATTTGATGGAGATGCAATGGAAGAGGTTATTATTGACAACAAATTAGGTAACCTTATTGGTGTGCTCAACTATGACTTAGAAAGCACAAAACAAAAAACAACATTTAACACTTTATTTGAATGGGATTGATATGAAAGTAGGATTTACTTGTAGTACATTTGATCTATTACATGCAGGACACATACAAATGTTACGTGAAGCAAAAGAACAATGCGATTATTTACTAGTTGGACTACAAATGGATCCAAGTGTAGACAGAGCAGAAAAAAACGCACCTGTACAAAGTATTGTAGAACGATATACACAACTTAAAGCAGTGAAATATGTAGATGAAATTATTCCATATGGCACCGAACAAGATCTAAAAGATATCTTGACAATGTACAATATTCATGTTAGAGTATTAGGTGTAGAGTATAAGGACAAAGACTTTACTGGTAAAGAAATATGCTTACAACGTGGCGTAGATTTTTATTTTAATAAACGTGATCACAGATTTAGTACAAGTGATCTTAGAAAAAGGGTATGTGAAGTATGACTTGGGTATTATTAGTAGTTTCGTATGTTGCAGCGTTTGATGAGTACAAAGTTACATACTATGACAGTTACACTAGCGAAATTAATTGTCAGCTCAGTAGAGCAGTATTAGATGCAAATTTCATTGAAGACGAATCTGCTATTTGCGTAGTGGAGAACTAATGGAATTTGTTTTTGATGTAGACGGAACACTAACACCAAGCCGTGGCAGAATTGATCCTGAATTTAAACAGTTTTTTGATGAGTTTTGTGTAAAGAATAATGTATATTTTGTTACAGGAAGTGACAAAGATAAGACTGTCGAACAACTAGGCGAAGATACATATGCACTGGCTAAAGTAGTATTCAATTGCTCAGGAAATGATATCTATACTACTGGTGTTAATGTACGCAAAAGCGAATGGGCATTACCAAATCAATTAAGAAAAATGCTCGAAGGATGGCTGCAAGGTAGTAACTTTAAATATCGTACTGGGAATCATATTGAAGAACGCCCAGGCACTGTAAACTTTAGTATTATTGGACGTAACTGCACACTAGACGAACGTAAAGAATATATCAAATACGACAAACTGATGCGTGAACGTGAAAGTATTGCATTTCAAATTAATCATTCTTTTAAAGAAATAACTGCCACAGTTGGCGGAGAGACAGGCATCGACATCTATCCTACTGGATGTGATAAAGGACAGGTATACTACGAATTTAGTAAAGGCGCTACAATACACTTTTTTGGTGACAAAATGGAACCAGGTGGCAATGACTATCCATTAGCCAAATTACTAAAACATCCTAGTAAAGCTATTCAAGTAGATAATTGGCAACATACATGGAAGTTACTTAAAGAATATGACTAAAATAGGCATTGCTGGCTACGGTTTTGTAGGCCAAGCACACCACGAAGCATTAAAAGACTATTACGAAGTACTAATTAGTGATCCGGCAAAAGGACACTACGACGACTTACGGCATTGCGACTGTGTAATTGTTTGTGTTGCAACACCGCAAGCAGAAGACGGCACTTGTTACATGCAAAATGTGTACGATGTACTCAACGATCTCAAGAATGTACCAGTGCTAATTAAAAGTACTATAAGTCTTATAGGCTGGCAGTACATTCAACGTACATTTCGTAAGGTTAGTTTTTCGCCAGAGTTCTTAAGAGCCAGTTCAGCGCTGGAAGACTTTCGTAACAATGATACAATACTCATTGGCGGCGATAGTGTGCATTTTTGGCAGGAAATATTTTTAAATGCAATGGGTAATATCAACATAGATGTTGCTACACCCGAAGAACTTATACTTACAAAGTATTTTAGAAATAGTTTTCTAGCAACTAAGGTTGCGTTCTTTAATGAAATATACGATTTATGCAAAACAACTGATACAGACTATGAAAATGTATCAAGGCTTATTGCGTTAGATTCACGGATTGGAAGTAGCCATACACAAGTTACCGAAGACCGAGGATTTGGAGGACACTGCTTCCCTAAGGATGTAAGTGCATTATTAAAAATGGCAGAAAGTTTTGAGAATAATCTAAATATACTTGAAGCTGCTAACAACTATAACAAAAGGATACGAAAGTGAAAATAATTGCCGGAAACGCTAATATAGCTCTAGCAGAAGAAATTGCAGAGCATTGTTTTGCAGCGTTAGTTCCATCTAAAATTGATACATTTGCCGATGGCGAAACAACTGTAGAGTTTCATGATAACATACGTGGCGAAGATGTCTTTATAGTACAAAGTACATGTACTCCTGTAAATGATAGCCTAATGGAACTATTGATTATGATCGATGCTGCACAGAGATCAAGTGCTAGACGGATCACAGCAGTTATTCCTTACTTTGGTTATGCTAGACAAGACCGTAAGAGTGCTAGTCGTACTCCTATTACAGCAAAACTAGTTGCTAACCTACTAGCAACAGCAGGGGCAGATAGGATTCTTACAATGGATCTACACGCAGGACAGATACAGGGCTTCTTTGATATTCCTGTAGACGACTTAACAAGCCGATTGGTGTTTGCCAAAGATATTAAACGCAATGTAGGTACAGAAGACGGCACAGTATTTGTAAGCCCAGACGCAGGCGGAGTTGTTCGTGCTAGAAAATTTGCCGATATGTTCCACGCAGACATTGCTATTGTAGACAAGATGCGTCCTGAAGCGGGTAAGAGCGAAGTCATGAACTTGATCGGCGATGTTAAAGGTAAACACGCCATTCTGGTTGATGACATTATCGACTCAGGTGGTACATTGTGCAATGCAGCCAAAGCAATTATGGATGCCGGTGCTCTAAGTGTTAGAGCATATATCACACACGGAGTACTAAGCG